AATCATTTTTTTCTAGTGTTACATTTTCATTATTTGAAAGTCTTATTCTATAATCAGAACTTGACTGAGAATTATTATTTAATATTTGTAATGTTGTATTACCTAAATAAACTATGTCTAATATTTTACTATCATTCGTTGTCGAACCGGGATTTAAACCTGTAAGTATTACATTATCGCCTGTAAATTTTATATAAGAATAATCTAATGTTGTAACATTATTTTGTACGCCTGTACCTGTAATACTTACATAATTATTAAAAGCTAAATGACCATTTAGATTTAAGCTAGTGTATTGGTTCAAACTCATATTATTTTAATTAGTATTCATTTATGAAAATATTAAGACATTGACATTTATTGATTTAGTGGATATCAATGTTACACTTCCAATATTTTGTATTACATCGACCACTATTTCCGCATTTGTCGAAGCCAAATAAACTTTAACCATTACATCATTATACAATAATCCATGAGTTATAGTTAAAGGTGTAGTGCTTAAATTTTGATTATAAAAAACTTTTTTACGTACTACATTATAATTTGATTGATCTGCCCATGCCGTTAAACTACTAGGAGTAACTACTTTTGTAGTACTTATTCCCGATATAGATTCGTTATTAGTTGATAATTGTACAAAACCACTCGTAGTAGTTGTCGCATAATCAATATTTCTTTGTATTATATCCCATGTAGTACCATTCCATATTGCAAAGTCTCCGGCTTCTACTGTACTACCACCAAAATTTGTTGCGATACCTGAAGTAGTAAATATGTATATATCGCCTATGTTTTGATTGGTTACTGTACCACTTGCCGCTACCCCACCTTTGTATGTCACACCACCGGCAATCAGATCCCAAAAAGAACTTTGGGAAGTAAATGAACTAGACGTATGAGTTGTATTACATCTATACATTAACTTGTTATAGATAACCGCTTCATTAACGTAATACTTTCTACTCGTTTGCCAGTCCAATACTGTATTTAATTGATAATTATAATCTGTAAATGATACTACTCTAGTACCACTTGAAGAAATATTAGATGCGTCTAGTCTTACTTGTTTTGTTCTATCACTTGTATTACTTATTATATTAGAATCGTTTATGGTTCCATTTTTATTATTAAAGTTAAAAAGTCCCCATGTTCTATTTGAATAATCGAATGAATTTATAATTCCACTGTTATAAGTGACTTCTCCTAGTATCACACTTGAAGCCGGTAAGGAATTTATATTATTAGAACTTGTATGCTTAATTTCAACCCAATTATTTATAACAGGTAAATATTCAAAATATAAATAAATTACTTCGTTAAAAGAAGGATTAGTTTGAGTACAATCGTACGATAGTACGTCTCCTTGAAAATTAACAATCGTGTTTAAATTTGTTATGCTTTGTAATACAGTATTTATAGAGGCTATTCCAGACGAAATACTTATAACCGTATCACTTATTTTTGTAAAAGTTAAACCACTATAAACACCCGGCTTAATAATATTATATAATAATTTATTAAACTCTGATCCTTTTAATTCATTTTTATAATCGAATGTAAGTTTTTGAAATCCTAAATTTGTTGTGGTAGCCATTTATAATTAGTATAAACCTTTACATATTAATTTTAACATCTTGACCGATTTCTTTTTCTATAGATTTTTTTGTAGCTAAAACCCAATCAGTATTTAATTTTAAATCATATTTATCCCAATTACATATTCTTTCAATTGAACCATTTTCGTAATACAAAATCATTGAATTTTGAGGTTTTTTATTTATTTGAAGTAATTCATTATTTTGATTATAAATTTTTTCATCGTAATACTCTAATGAATGACCTATTACTTCTTTTGATTTCCAAAATAAAGAATTTGTTTTTTTATAATTAAATTTATATTTCATATTTTAGAATAATCCTTATAAGAAGGTTCTATTATTTCTAAAGTATTATAAAGAACTTCGACAATATTATTATTTATAGATGGGTATATAATTGTATCAAAATAATGATTTGTTTCTATTCCATTTATTTTAATTTGATTTTCGCAAACATAATAATTTTGATTATAATATATGTAAGAATAATCTTTTCTTGTAAAAACTAATCTTGTTTTTTGTATTTCTTTCCCTTCAATATCTATCTCATTATAAGTTTCAAAATCTATATCATAAACACTAGGTTTATTTATTTGATCGCTTGGATTATTATAATAAACTTCTTTTAAAGATTTTTTTATTTCTTTTTCAGAAGTATAAACTTTATCTATTTCTTTACATAAATTATATTTACAAGAAAAAGTATAAGATTTCTCCAATATTAATTTTTCTTTACTTTCATTTTCGTAAACGTAAAAAGTAAAAGAATACAATTTTAAATTTTTATTTATTGAAACATTATCTATATAAGAATAAGTTCCTGTTTTTAATATATTTGAATATGCCATTTTATTTATCCTTTTTTATAATACTCGTATTACATATACAGCATTTATATATTTTGGTCTAATGTCTATTGAATTATTTGCAAAACCACCATTTCCAGAAGTTGTGATACTTTGTGTGCTAGTAGACGTATTATGTGTATGACTATATGAGTGACTATGATCTCCTACACCATTTATTAATGGATCTGATTGCAAAGTTGTGGCAAAAGCGTTCCCATCTAAACCATTTATTAGTTCTCCCCCACCAATATTTCTTCTTAAATTGTGATTGTGAGCCCCACCTCCACCTGTAGTACTTGAACTTTGACTTGTAGTACTGCCACTATGTATATGACTTATATCATGTGTGTGAGTAGGTAAATTAGAAGTTGAAATCGTTATTGTATTACTTGTATTAGAACCTCTTAAACCTATATTTGCAACAGTAGAACCTTGAATAAATCTGTCATCTGTTATATTAGGAGTATATTTACCATTGAATATTGAATTAACATTATTTATTAAAGCACCATCACATATTTGAAATCCATCATCTGTAATACTACCAGAAGAAGGAAGAGATGCCGATGTGAATGTTCCACCATTATTAGATGATTGAAATACTCCTATTATAGGTATTACACTTCCTATAGGTACTCTACCATAAAATTTATCTACTGTTAATCTATCTGAAATTGTCGCATTACTTAAACTTGTAGTACCGGTAACATTTAAAACACCATTAACATTTAAATTATTTTTTATTATTGTCGTATTACTATTATTAGTTATTAATAAATCACCTTCGCTTTCTGAAAAAGTAGGTATGTTTATTTTTTTTGTACCGGTAGGTAAATTACTTCCATTTATATAAAAGAATTTTGTTTCATCGGAAACATTATAATATTTTGTATTATCCGGTATCGCATAATTTAAATCTTGACTATTTAAACCGTAACTTCTATTATTATAAGATATAGAAGAAATATTATTAGATATATTATAAATTAATTCACCTAATATGACTAAATTTTTATTATTAAAATCAAATGCCCCTGAAGAAGTATGTTTGAAATCAGCAAAATTTTCATTTACTTCACCGTATTCGTATTCTAAATACAATACTTCATTTTGACTTATAGTTGTAGGATTTATTATACCATAATCATATATAGAATCAAAATCTATTTTTATTTGTAAATTATCTATAAAGTTATATTGACAATTTATTATAGAAGTACCTTTACTAACAAAGACATTATTCCCAACATAACTTAATTTTAAACCTGAGTATATTCCCGGCCTAATAACATTTCTATTTAATTTATTGAAATACGAACCTTTAGCGGGTAATTTATAATCGAATGTTATTGATTGAGAACCTTGATTTATAATACCCATATTTTTTTAACCTTTGTATATAATATTTATTTTTAAAGAATTATACATTTTCTCATAGAAATATATCGTTGGAAAAGTACAATATAATATGTTAGCACCTTCATATAAAAATAACAATTCAGAAAAGTATGAAATATAATTATTATCCTTGTCAAGTAATTTTCCGTATTCTAAAATAATATATTCTAATGTTATACTATAAACACTCTGATTAGATACATTAAACTGAGTTATTAAAAATTCTCCAATTGGTTGACTTACATTTGTAATACTATTATTTATAACAGAGTGTTTACCTATACCTATTTTTACAGAACTTAATAAATTTAAATTACCACTTGAAGAAAATAAAGATTGTATTACAGAAGTTTTAGTAGAGTCTTTATCGTATGAATAATAATTTTGAGATTCTATTGTATTATTTGAATTTATGTAAATATTTAATTCAGGCCTATAATGAGGCAATTCTTTTATCTTATGTGCTTGTAATACAGTTTCATATAAAGATTTAGATGTGTCATAAGTCATAAAAACATTTTTTTCTTCCACTACATAAAATTTATAGTTTAAAAGAAAATGATTTGAACCATTGTAAGACGTATCATAATCTAATGTAGGGAATACAATTTCATCATCTAAAAATGCGGCTGGTAAATTTGTAGGTATTGGAGGATTAGGTACAGGATCACCATTCCCATCATAATAATAAATTATATCTTCCTCTTGATCTAAAGTTAAATATAATATGAAAGGATTTGCATTTGAATCATAATCCAATATAGGTAAATATTCATTCGTTAAAGAATAGGCTAATGAATATGTAGTACCTAATAACCAAAAAGATTTCATTATAGAATTATAAGATTTTTTAGAACCATGCCATAATATTTCTATAGGTATTGAATTCGCTCTTCTTTTGTGATACTCTAAAGAACTTGTAAACCCTTCTGATTCAATTAAATTGTAACCTTTTCTCGATAATAAATCTTTTAAATTTTCTAAATCTGAAATTGTAGAACTTTCAACATCGTATTTGTTTTTTAATAAAGAAATTTTATTTGATTTGAAATCTTTAACGTATGACATTAAAGCTTTAAAGAATTCATCCCATCTTGTATTTTTTAAATTTGAAGGAATTAAATTTGAAGGATTCATTAAAATTATTTACCGTATATAAAACTAAACTCGGACATTTCTTCACTAAAATCCAATATTTGATCAAAAGAAGACAATCGTATGTCGCCTACCCTATCCCCATTCCCGTCTTTAGTTTGATAAACGAAATACAAAACATATCCTTTTTCTACACTGTCATCCGGATTTCTTATTCCAAATGTAGACTTAGGATCAGGAAACCATGAAAATAAAATTTGACCGGAACCACCACCACTAATCAATACCGGTATATCTAGTACTACAGTATTAGTTGAAGGTACTACACTTAAAACTTTACTATTAGAAGCTATATTTATTCCTGAAGCATACATACCAGTTTTTATATTTGCGATATTAGAAACACCTGTTATTGTTTGACTAGAACTTACAGTAGTACCGCTTGAAGTTACATAAGGTACGATATTATTAGTTATATCTAAACAAGTATAATTTACAGTACTGTTTGTTGTATTTTGATATGTGATTGAACCAACTACATTAAAAGTATTTGTACCACTTATGTTTGTATTATTTGTAATACTTATTTTTAAAGGATTAAACCATACATTATTTATTTTTCTTCTAATCCATAATTCAAATGAATTTGTTTCTATTATAATTTTATCTTCAGGATTCAAAGTAGATGTTGTTTTAGTAGTTATAATAGGTATAGTTGTCGATTGAATTGATTCAACATTCTCATGAACGTAATACCCTTGTGTATTATGCCGTATCATGTCTTGAATAGAATCTATAACTCTAATATAATTTGATTCATAAACATTTTGAGCAAAATCTAAATTTAAAATTCCAAATTCATTTCGTATTGTAGAAATTATTCTATTCTTCATGTCTGTGAAATTTATAACATTATTTATTTCAGCAAATATAGAAAACTTTATTTTAATTTTATTTAATGCTTGCCATGATACAATATCAGTAGGGCTTTTTCTTAAATTTAATATGTTATTCGTTATATCCAATTGCTGAAGATTATTTAAAGCATTTCCTTCAGAATTAACGGCTGTTATATAATGTATATTTTGTTTAGATGTTCCCGTTAATGTCAATTCACCTAAATCCAATTCAGTCCATACAATTGCTTTATAAACATATTGTTTTTCTTCTATCGCAGCTATCCAAGATTCTCTTTTAGTTAATTGTTTTGAACTAGAATATAATCTTGAATATTGTTTTTTTATTTGATTCAATGTTTCTAAATCTGTACCACCGACGACTTCATCTATGTTTGTTACATGCACTTCTTCAACAGAACCTTGAACATTTGTAATACTAGATAATATAACTGTTATAATGTTTTTAGATTTTACATTTCCAAGAGTACCTTGCGTAACACCATATTTAATTTGTATTCTATCGGCACTTATTAATTGCTTACTTGTTATATTGTCTCCAAATTTCACATATAAACCTGAATAATCAGAAAAATTTTCAATCTCGCAAGTATAAGTATCCGTTTGATTTACGTAATACAAATCTTCCACAATCGGTATTTGATAATTCACATTTCCATTTTGATCCAATAAGTAAACTTCTATATTTTCTTGATCTATACTATCTGAATATAATGGTATCTTTTCATTTATATCCCCTAAAGCTATATAGTTATAAACTTTAGGATCACCTTGTTTAATGGGTATAAAAGCATAACCGAATTTTATATTTTCTGTACCATTAAAGACTTCTAACTTATATGAAGTAGGTATTACAATTTTATTTAATGTCGTATTACTTGTTAATTTCCATATACCATTGAAATTTTTTGTACCTGTTATATATACGACATCGCCTTCCACTAATCCATGAGAATTTATTTGAATACCTGTCTCTAATCCATCATTTATATTTAAAGATGTGGAATTTACAGTAGGATATAAATTTTTTTGATATGTACCACTATAAAAAGAAACGTCTTCAGTGCTATAAAAAGTTGTATCACCGGATACGTTTTGAAATTGAGTCCATTTTAAAATTTCATAACCTAATCCTGAATATAATAAATTAGGTTGTAAAAATGTAGGATCAGTACCGAAAATTAAATAACCTACTGAACCAGATTTTCTTAAAGGTATGTAACCATGATCTTTTGCAAGTCTTACAATTGAACTTCTTAATGTGGCATTAAAAGTTGTCTCTATAAAAAGAAAATCAACGTAATATGCAAGTTTTTCAATTATGAAAGATACAACATCTAGTATTACAGAGTAAACACCTATATTTAAAATTTCAATACTCCAATTCGAGTATTCTCTTAATTTATTTGTAAGTGAATTTTTTATGTTCTCAAATGTAAAATTCATATCTTAATTAGTATATATTAATTATTTATAATAGAAAATATTTGATCAAAATTTTGAGAATCTTCATTAAAATTTATAAATCTATATGTTCCCCAATACCAATATCCATCTTCTTCATTTTTAATTAAATTATATTCTTCAGGCATATCTTCTTTTTTAAGTACTACAAAAGCTAATAAGTTATCCCCTTCAAAATAAACGTCGGTATAAGAAATTTGTAATTCTTTTTGTTTAGGTTTTAAATAAAATAATAATTGATTAGATTGATTTGTTTGTATGCTAGTGTAATACACTTCTATATTTATAGTTCTGTTAGAGTTATCATTCTCAGAATAAATTTTTACTTTTATATCTTGTATAAGATTTCTAAAAACATCTTTTAATTTTTTAGATATTTTTGTAATATATAAACTTATAATTTCTGAATTATTCAACTTAAAAAGTAAATCATCTAATAATCCCCCATCTGAAGTTTTATATAGATAACTTCCTCTTTTACTTGTAAGATAAAAAACTATACTATTTGAAATAGCCATATCATTATAATGCACTAAGGCCCCACCTTGAGGAGAAGATCTACCATACACATCTAAATCGGCTAAAGATACTTGACTAATTATTTCAGACATTCGATTCTCCTTTGTATTACGTTCCCGGTGTAGGTGTCGAAGTAGGGCTACCGGGTGCTGAACTTGTATGAGTATGTTTGCTTAGAGTAACTTTAGCCGCTGAAATTTTATTCATTGCCGTAATTTCATCGTCTACTATTAACTCACCATCTTTTATTTCTAAATCCCCATAATGAGTCCATTTAGTACCTTTAGTACTTATTTCACCTTGTTTATTTATAGATATAAATGCACCATTAGGGTGATACACAAATATTTCAGGAGTATCTTCTTCAAGTGATACACCTGTATATATACCATTAGGATATTTTTTAATTTCGATATCCGGATAAGAACTTGTAAGACCTAAACCTCCTACTGTATTACTTAACTTAAAAGTAGAATTAAGAAATATTAATATTTTTTTAAAAGGATTTATGTTTTTTAGTGATACGTCTGCTAAATAAAACCAATTAGTCATAAGTCTAGGATTTTCACAAAACACCCAAACTTTAGAATCATTTCTAGGAATTTGTAATACTCCGTAATCTGTATTACCTCCAAACCCTTTTATAAATGGTCTAGCATATGGATAATCAGAAGTACTAAAATCTTCCATTATAGATTCTATATATATTTTTATCCTTCCCTCTTTTAAAGAATCATCGTTATCATAAACACTGGCTATATATAAATTTTCAATATTCATATTAAAACTTTATTCTTAATTCAGAATTAATAAAATCAATTATATCTTGTCTATCAGGAAGTAAAATTTCTTGACCTACTTTTAATTCCATTGGATCAGAAATTTTATTAATAAAATATATTAAATCTTCATTAAATAAATCCCCATAATATTCTTCTGTCACATAGTAAAATTTATCAATATCTCTTTGAGTTAAAATGTATTGCTTTGCATTTCTACTAAATGAAAAATTATTCCAGTTTAGTTTTGTAAGATCGTACAATCGTACGTCATTTTCAGTTTTAATTAAATCGTAATAATCATATCTAACCATTTTATATTACCTAAAAATATTTCTCGCTTTTGAAGTACCGGCATCGTATAATTTTCCACTTACTTGTCTTACACCTTCTCTCGATAATAAATCTTCATCGGCTTCAGGATACATATAAGCAAACATAGAATCATTAGCACTAAATACAGATTGTACAGTTAATTCAAGTTCACACCATAATGGTATACCTGATTCCGTTCTTTCTTTTGACCATGTAGGTTTAGCAGTTTCAATAAAAGCATAATCCATAGACATAAGAGGATTGTAAGACGTTAAAGTTGATTCATCTGTTCTATATTCTGTATCACTAACTTCCATTTTACTCGAAGCAGTACTATCAATTTTTCTAACAAGTATTGCAAATGTATCCAATACTTTAGAACTTGCATTTCGTTCTTTAGGAGTTAAAGTATTTTTATCAAATGTTACCGCTTTACTTTTAGCGTCTGGCACTATACTTTTTTCTATTTTACGACTATTTACGCCGGGAGTTCTTAAATAATCTGTACTTCCGCTAATAGGCGATAATATAGTTTGAGAACATAATAAAATAGCCGGTAAATAAACATCTACGAATGGATTTGTTTTAGTTTGTAAAGAAAATTTAAAATTCATTTTAAAAGGTTCTGTTTCTTTCCATACTTGTACTTTTAAAGAATCCGATGCTCTACTATTTATTTGACTAAAAGCACCATTAGCGGCACTTAACTTATCAAAAAATCCTATAATACTTCCAGCAAAAGAAGATATTTCTCCTAGAACTTCTTTGTATGACGCAAAGTTTGATTTTAATTCATATGTAAAATCTTCTAATATTTCTAATTGTATTTCAATTTTAGAAAAACCCGGTAAAAATGTATTATCGCTTATGGACATATTAGATGAATTTAATTCACCATTAGGTATAATTTTTTTTATTAAATTTTTATATAATAAAGAATCTTTACTTTCACTATATTCAAAATAAGCTCTATACATTATTTTAATCCTTATATCTTTTTGTTAAGTCTATTGTTTCACCTGAAGCACCTGTTTTCTTCTTAGCATATTTTTCTAAATTGCTATTCATAATTTTTAATAATTCTTCTATATTAGACGTATTAAATAATTTTTGTGTCGCAGCTTGACCACCATTAGCATCCATAATATTTTTGCCTATGTTTTCAAGTTGTTCTTTCATTCCGGAAACTGATTCATCTTCAGTAAGAAGTCTGGCTGCCTCTTGTTGTTTACCCGTCGCAAATGCTTCAATATATTTTATTTGATTAGAAGTTAAATCAACATCACTACCCACATAATCTTCTAAAACATTTCCTATCGCTCTTTCTCTTTTATTAAACATAGCTTCTTTTAAATTCAATGTTCTTTTTAAATTTCTCCATTGAACACTTATCCAACCAAACACTGATTTAAATATACCTATTGTTTTTTGTACAAATGAAGTATTTATTACAGCATCTACACCTTTTTTTATTAGATCACCTAAACTAGGTATTTTTATATTATTAAACATATCTTTAACTTTAGCTATCATATCTCTAAAAAATGTTAATATTCCCATTATAACATCTTTTATTATATTATATAAAAATTTAAAAGCTTTAAATAATACTCCAAAAATAAATTTAGCAATCGGCCATAGAATTTTAGATATTATGGCCCATACACCTTCTAATATGTATATTACAGGTTTTAAAAATATACTTATAACATCGAATAGTATTTCACCGAGAACCCAAAAAAATTCAAATATATCTACTATAATATCTATAATGAAAATTATAATAGGGCCTAAAACTTCTATTAATATTGCAACGGCATCTATTATAATCGATATAACAAAAGAAAAAGCTTTTATAATGCCCGGTAATACTTGAAATATTTTAGGCATTACACTATCTATTACTCTATTGACCACTCTAAAAAAATCTTTTAATATAGGCATAATAGATTCAACGGCTGAAGATAAACTATTTAATATTTCATCTATTGCTGAAAAGGAAGGTTCAATTAAAGAAGTAAATCCTTTAGTTAAATTTAAATAAATTTTAAAAACAGCATCCGAATAACCTTCAAAAACACTTGTAAGACTATTAAATATTCTTATAAAAGATTTCATCACAGGATCAAAATGTTTATTAAAAGAATCTTCTAATTGTTTAAAAAATGGTTCAATTCCGGTATAATAAAAAGTTAAAATTTTATTTTTTAATTTCTCAAATGGTTTAGTTATCGTTTTAATATTTTCTTCACTAAATATTTTTCCAAATACTCTTTTAATTTTATCTTCGGCTATTTTCAAATAACCTTTTAGTTTTTCGTAATACTCTAATGATTTTTCATATATGAATTTAAAAATTTGTTTTATTTTTTCAATTTTTTCTTCTAAGTATGCAAATACTTGTTTTAATTGAGGAAACTTTTTTAGTAGTTCATTTTTTAATATTTGAAATGATTCTTTAAATGCTTCTATTATAATCGGCACAGATTTAATAATTGCATTAAATATTAAAGGTACAGAATCTATAATTATTTTTACAATTAAAGGCAACATTTTTATCATGGCTACAATAGCATTAGTCAATAATCCTATTATTTGAGGTATAGCTTTTAATATAATTTTTAATATAGTAGGTATCACAGTTAAGAAAACATTTGTAACAAGTACAATTAAATTCATGAATAAAGGTATTATAGCACTTATAAAAGATGATATAAGTGAACCTTTAGGATCAACCATAGCATACAAAAGTAATTCCATAAAGCCGCCGAATATACCGGTTACTTTATTCCATATACCCATAGAAATTTTATTTAAAACTCCGAATATAGCCGGAAAGAATTTATTTATTTTTAATTTATCCCATAGTTTTACAAGTTTAAATTCTATTTTTTCTTTAGGGGTTCTAATCTTATCAGCTTTTTGATTTCTAGTATTAAATTCACTAAAATTATTTAAGTATTTTTCTTGTGTATCATTTAAATTATCTAATCTATCATGAGCACCCTTATCCGATACATTATTAGGGCTATTCGGATTATCTGTATTATTATCCGGTGGATTATTTTTATTACCACCGAATAATTTATCAAAACTAAAAGGGAAAGTCATACATTTAATTAGTGTTTTCTTTTATTTTTACTTTTTCTTTCTAACTCATCGTAATTTTTTTTATCTCTATCCCATTTTTCTTTTAATCTTTTAAATTTATTTCTAACATCATGGTAATACAAACTATAAAAAATATTATCTTGTAAACCTAATTCAATATTAAAAATAAAAATTAAATCTTGTATTGTTTCGTATGTCTCCTGTGGTAGTATTTCTCTCAGACGAATTGACAGGTAATAAGTGGAAAGGAGAAATGAGGCGTTGAAGATACCCCCTTTCTGTACTGTCACACAAATTACAATGTAAATGTATTTCATCATCTACACCATATCTTATGCTATCGACAGCATTTAAATAATTAAGTAATACGTTTCTAGGCATATCATTGTATTCTTTTAATTTCTCATCATTAGATTTTAATAATACACGTTTACCATTTCGTCTTACACAATGTAAAGAAAATGCTTGTGCATATTCTAAAACTTTTTTAGCTTTTTGACGTTTTAGTTTTTCTATTTCTTCTTGTCTTTCTACTCTGGAAATTTCTTCATTTTCTCCACGTTTTAATGTTTTATTTTGCACTATACGTATTTTATTATTAAATTCTTTTGAAGCAATTTTGTATGACAATAATAAATTTTTCATACGTATTATATTAAATTCATAATCCGTTTCGTATCCTTGTATTAAAAAAGGTTCTTGTATTTTAATAGATTGTACTTCTTCTTCTATACTTATATTTTTTTCTTCACCATATTTAACCATTAAATATTCTTTAAATTCTTCTTTTGAAATATTATTAAATTTTTCTCTATAAAATTCTTTAATTTTTTCATCTGATTCTTCTATAGATTTGCTTTTAATATCTCTTAAATCAATTAATGATTCACTAATTTTTTTATCTTCATCTTCTTTATTGCCTTGACAATAGCTTTCTTCATGAACCCATTTATGTCGTAATACAGGCGAATCAAATGCCATTTTCATACCTACTATAACTTCATAAAATTCTTCATTAGTTAAATTACCGACATCGAATCCTGAAGGTTCTACCACACAATCATTTAAAATACTCATTAAAGTTTCTAGTAAATCATCTTCTTTACATGTGGCAAGATCGTTTATATGTCTCGCAGTATAATCTTTTAAATAAATTGTTTTAGGATTTCCAAAACGACCGTTTGATTCTAAATCAATTTTTACAGTAGAACCATAGTTATTATAATTACTTTTATAATTTTCTATATCTTTTATTTTTATATCTTCTATTGGTTCATCGTCAAATTGAATTTTTGCACTTCTTCTAATCGGTTTTATTTTTTCCGGATTCACTATTTCTAAATCGTCGTTTGATTCTATATTCATTTTATCTCCTTGTATTACAAACTAGGTACTGCTACTTCTCTACAACTTAATTGTACAGTATGAGTCATAACACCATTTTCAGTATTACTCACAATAGTATCTTCAATACTTTTAAATTTCAATCCATAAAACATAATTCTAGGAAATTGTTTAGTTGTTAATTTGTATGACAATTTTTCGTCTGATGCTTTTTGCAATAATAAAATTCCAGTTACTTCACTAGCTAATTGATTATCGGCAAAAACATATTCCGTATCATAACTTGAAAATAAAGATTTTAAAGTACTAGAAGCATTTGAAGTAACACCGCCGCCCCCAATACTTTGTGTTTGAGGGCCATTCCCTAAAGAGAATTTAAAACTTAAACTATAACCGCCAGCTTTTTGTGGTGCGACATACGCAACCGATTTTCTCCAATCTTGTAAATACCTCCACACCGTTCCATTTTCATCTTCTAAAAAAGTTAAAGTTACTTGCTCAGGTCTTACAAGTCCTTTTGCTGTTTTAGTTAATTCGTGATACTCTATAGAAAATGAAGATGGAAAAGTAATAGATTGTAAATATGTAGTTGTTATTGTATTACCTCTAAGAGCTGTAGCACCACCTATCGCTGAAGATACCGCTGAAGAAAAAGAAGGTTGCTTAAAAGAATCAAAATTAGGCACTAATAAAAATTTAAATTTATTTTTTTGTTGTAAATCTAAAGTTATTAGTTTTTGTATTTCATTATAATTATTAAAATACTTTGTTCTTTTAAGTTTAGATTTTTCAATGTGTCTTAAAGCTAATCTTAAAGGTATTTCCATTTAACAAATCCTTTTTTTATTTAGGTATCGACGGTTCCGTAAATAAAAGAACATTCACATCTTGAAGGTTCGGAACTTGTCATATCAAAAGCTTCTAGTTTAATTGATTTAATACGAACATAATTAAATGTCATTGTGTATTTCAATGTCCTTCCCGTACCATAAGCATTAAAAATCATACTTATTCTACTTGCACTTTCAGTACCGTTAGCACCATTATTTTCATTGAATCCTGTTTTAAACCATCTATTTAAAGAGTCATACACTTTCCAATTCCCATCTAATCTGAAATTCAATGTAAATGTTTTATCAGTTTCTTCTTTAGATGAAAGTTTAGGAATTTTAATACCTTGATATTCTACGTCGTACGTTGCCATCGCTCTCTCAGGTATATCAAAACTTCTATCCATTCTTAACTTTAATAAATTTGAATCACCACCACCGGGTATTGTACCTACAAACAAAACTTCAAACTGGTTTGCCATTTGATCGTCGGCAAGACCTTCTACATAACTTATAGCCATATTATTATTACTCCTTATTATAATTAGTTAAAGCTAAACACTATATTTTTTTATAATGTTTAGCTTTTATTTTTATTGCTGAATGAAATCTGAAATTACAGCATTTTGAGGAAGTCTAGTAAGTCTAAGTAATACAAATTCTGAGAAAGGTGTTACCTTAACATAGATATCCATAATAAACTTTCTTACTTGTAGTACTTCATCCGTATTATTTCCTTCATCACACTGTACATAAATATCTCTCAGTAAACCGGAAGATAAGATTGGTGCGATAAAAGAATCCGCTTGTGTTTTAGCAAGTAGTCTATGAAAATCATCATTTAATTTAAACACTTGTTTTTTAAGTATTTGAGTAGAAATATTATCTATTATATGGTTAAATAATCTTCTATGTCCTATATAAGACGTATCACTATTAGACACTTGTAAAGTTCTATCGCCGTAAACCATAAGACCATAAGCAGAATCATTTATAACAGGATTTATTTGTGATTCATCTAACAATTGTAAATCTGTATCACTAAAATCATTTTCTACTTCAACTACTTTAAATCCACTTAATTGACCACCTATTCCATTTTCATCTACTCCCGCCGGTGCTAAACCATCAAATATACCATTCATTTCGGCGTATTTAACTCCAATCTTTCCAATGTTAGAAGTCCAAGAAAAAGAATTGTTATACGTATCTTGTATCTTAGCCCAATTCGTGTATAAAGCTAAACCGTCAAAATCAATACCTAAATCTTTTCTAAATTGTATCGCTGAATCTCTTGTATTACCTAAAGGAACACATGTAATACCAAAAGAATAAGGTTGATAATTTTCAATAATGTTCTTTAAAGTATTTGCTGAATTGCCATATACATCCATAAAGTTTTTTACAGGATATAAATTACGTCTTTGAAAATTATTCCAAGCTTCCACATAATCACTTTCTTGTGGTTCGGCCCCTCTATTTCCACCGGTTAGTGATACGGTTGAAATATCCGGATCAGCAATATTTGAATATGAAGTGTTTATAAATATTTTTAAATACTCATCGTCTTTAAAAATATCTTCGTAATACAAAGATTTACCAAAAGAATCTTTTTCTTTTATTAAAGAAAAATCATAAGTTTTTACTTCAGATAAACCTAAAGAAGTACCTATGTATAAAACTACTCTATATTGTTTTCCGGTTATCCTAGATACTTTTACAGAATAAGATTCAAATGTGTCGTCAAAAGGTGACGCAGTAAATAAACTAAAACTTGTATCGTTTTTTATATTTGCCGTACAATTAAAATCCCATGTAATTTTATCCCCATATTTAGGTACGTATCCTGTAGGTGACAGAGAATTTTCAGATATGATACTTGTTTTATTTGTATCAAATACTATACCTACCGCACTCGTACCAACTGTAGGTGCTGTAATACTTATAGAACCTAAAATACTACTTGCGATTTTACCATCGATTCTTATGTAATTTCCTGAAATACTTGCTACCGTACTACCTACCGCATTATTTATTGCATCGACAATGTTTTGTTTTGTAGTACTAGCACTTTGACCTAAGTTAATATTTTGGTAAAGAGTACCGTCTATTTTTAAATTTATTTTTTTATCTATTGAAGAAGAAGATAAATCAATAGTGGAAGAAATAGATACTTGTGATACATAAAAAGCAGGTGTTCCTACATTTCCAGAAAAAGTAATGTCATACGTTCCACTTGCCACATTGAAAGTATTGGTTCCGGTTAAAGCCGAAACAGTACTTGTAACAACATTAGTATTTGTATTTACAGTTACCGGTATTTCGTTATCCCCTACGAATAATTTTACACTAGAACCAACTATAGGTAATACAAGATTCGCATTAGTTATAGTACCAGTAAAATTATTTGTTTTTCCGTCGGCAACAGTAGAATGATTGTATATTAAATTTCTTTCTACTGAACTATAAGAATTATTAGTAAATGTTTCATAAACTCTTCCAGATCTTGTGCCAAAAGGTGTTACCGAATTAGTTTTAACGTCAACACCGGCATACTTGTAACCACTTCCTAAAACAGAAACAATGTAAGCGGGTGCATTACGACAATATTCAATTGCTTCAAAAACTCCATAATAATCCGAATTAGGTTTACCAAATCTTAAAAGTACTTCATTCTCTCCTTGTGTGAGTTTAGGTGTCTTACCACCTTTTCTCGATTTTAAAACTATTGCCCCAATTTGATTATTGTTTTGTGTTACAAATCCTGATAAATCAATTTCTTCCGATCTAACCCTATATGCCATATAACCGCCTTTATAATAAAATATAAAATATTATTACTTTATTTTAATTAGTATGAAATATTATTTTACTGAGTAGTAAATGAAAATTTATAATTAGACGATAAAGGTAAAAAATCAACGTCTAGTACATTCGTACCAATAGTACATTCGTACGTTTTATTTGCCGCAAATCCGGTATCGTTAAAAGGTTTTATGTTTGCTATCTTATAATCATTGCTATAATAAATATCGTAATCTATGTCCGGAAATATTGTAAACGAATTTACAAAAGATTCTGGAACTATTGACTTAGAAAATGTAATACTTATAATAGATGTTCTATTTACATTTGTAGAATTATCGTTTGGAAATACTGAAAGAATTGAATTTATTTCAGGAGAATTTACAGTATCTAAATTTGATTTTGTATCACTTCTTAAAGTATTCAATTCTATTGTATCCACTACTTGTACTTTTTTATTTATGCCTATATTGTTTCCGTATATATCTAAAACATCATAAATTGTTTTATCTGTGGTATCCGGTGTATTTATATCTTGAAATAAATATTCGTAATACCTACCTGTATATGTGAAATTAAAATTCCATATTCTATTTTGAATTAAGTATTGCTCTAATTCGTATTGCAATTCACCTTTATCTATTTGTATTTTTAAAGTTATAGGCAATTTTACTTCTACATCGTCAAACATAACTTTACTATATAATCTATTTAAAGAAAAAGCTTGACTTTGCATTAAAGCCATAGCTTTTCTATTATCTAATGAATCATTAAAGAAAGCAATAAATTGTATTTCAAAATCCATAGGATATGTTTTAACATAAGCATTTAACTCTTCTAAGTATTGAACACCTATTGTATGACTTTGTGATATTCCATAATCACTAGGTATAGATACATTACCTATATTGTAAGCAACGAAAGGATAATGATCGTTCATACCTTTAAAAAATTGATATGCGTCACCTAAATTTATTGTATTACCTGAGTTCGTATCTGATAAAAGTATTCTATTATATGCTTTGTTTCTGTCTATTAAAAATTCACTTGTGAATAAAGTTGCGGCTACATGATCTATAATTGTACCGACATGAGATTCAAAAACATTCGGTATATTTCTATTAGGTTCAGTATAATAATTTTCTGCCATACGTTATATAGACTCTCATAATGTATTTTGTAATACACTATGAGAATCAATCACTCTAATTAGTAAAGATTTCCAATTACTACAATTGAATCCCCTACTGAGAATGAACCACTCGCTTTCTTAACTTGTAAGATACCGGTAGTATTGTCATACACTCTAGTTACTGCTATATCTGCACCGGCACTTGTTGTAGCTTGTACTACAGATGGAGCATTTACGACATTATCCACTGAAGCGACATTGGAAAGAATAAAGTTTACACCACCACCGACACAAGCTAAACCATATTCGGTTGTGATACTTTCTACTTTACTTCCTTTAATTGCACCGGGCAATGTTCCAACAGTAGTTACACTGATAGCTGTACTACCACTTGCATTTGCCAAAATTCGTATTACACTTTCATCTTGAATAAATGAAGCTGTTGCATAAGAAGATACTGCGGTGTTCAAAGCCGTTGTAAGACCTACGATTGTCGATAGAGAAGAACCACTAATTGCAACACTTACCGTATTACCTGCAATTGAAAGTGTCGTGGTGTATGTAGTACTTGCATTTAATCCTGTGGGTGATTCAGGTCTTAAATTGATAGTTTTATTTGTTTTAAGTCTTAAATCTACAAAAGATTTAATGTCATACGAAGCAAGAGTCTTTTGCTGAAGAAAGTTTTTTGTTGATAGTCTTTTTACTGCCATAATTATATTCTCCTATAATTTGTACTACACATTTTATATGAATAGTACTTTAGTAAATTAG